ACTTTATCTGAAATTCAAAAACAGAAGGCAATTAAGGTGGTTGAAGATATGTTGGCAAAAAAGAAAGATTCTAATTCTGCTGACGTTGGAAAAAAGGATACCCCAAAAGATTTAGATAATTTATCTCCAGTATTGAAAAAAAATCTTCAGTCTTTATTGAAACAAGCTGAGAAACACGGATTTTCTAAAAAAGATTTAATTAAAATAATTCAAGGTGAATAACGATTTATATAATTCGGCAAAAGGCGAAATTGAATTTCCATCAACCATGAGGGACCATATGAAAAAATGTTTCCACATGGTTAAAGGTGCCGATGAGAATACAGAAGGATTTAACCGTAACAAAGAATTACAGGATAAAAATTTTATAGAGTACAAACAATTAAAAAGAATAAAAAACTTTTTTGACAATTTTATAGGTAATCATAAGGAACCTTCATTCATTTTGAATGGTGGTGTTGAAATGAAAAATTGGGTTAATAATGAGTTACGGAAAATGAGGGATTATACCAAAATGACCAAAACAAATAAAATGGATGCAGGAATGCAGAATCAATTTATTAAACCTCATGAGAAAAAAGATTTTACCAATGTTAGACCATCACAACAACACGCAAACACCTTTAACAAATATGATGCGGCGGTAACCGAAAGTCTTAAAAGAATAAACGAAATAATGAAACAATTATAATTATGGCAAACGAACTTGCAATCGATTTATCACAAGATATCCCAAATGCTTTAACTGCAATTGGTGATGTTGAAAGAGCGAAACTAATACCTAAAAATGATTTTAACGCAGTTGGTAACGAATACTCTGTGGTTAACAGAGATGCAGTTGCGGATGGTGATTCTATGGGTAGAGGTACAGGAGCATTTTTGGACGTTTATAATGTCAACGCGGGAACTATTACTGACGTTGTTGAACGAAAAAATGAAATAAAAATTAACAAATTTAATTCATCAAAAACTTACCCTAACTTTTAATGAAATTACAAGAGACACTTAAAGGTTTAATTTGTGAAATCGCTTCTGTTGATAGTGTAGTTAATGCTATTAAAAACAAACAGAAAGTGGTTATCTATTATGATGGTGATGAACCAGGTGGTAGAGGACTCAGAGAAATTGAACCTGTGTGTTTAGGCACAAGTAAAGCGGGTAACAAAGTGTTACGAGCGTGGGATGAAGAAGGTTCATCTCACACAGCCTACAAAGGAGAACAACCTCTACCTGGATGGAGACTTTTTAGATTAGATAAAATTCTATCCCTGAAGCCGACTGGAGAAAATTTCACAGAAATGAGACCAAATTTCAATCCAAATGGTGACAAAAGTATGACTTCGATTATTATTATAGCAAAATTCTAATTATGGACCAATTAATGCAAAAACTTATGATATCTAAAGCCATTATGGATAAGACTGATGGTATCAAAAGAACTGATAGTAGAGAAATGAATTCCCCATCAAACATGGTGGAAACATTCAATATGCCACAAGCAAAATATAATATACCTCAAGAATTCTTACAGGAACAACCGTCAATGCAACAAATGAGTCAACCTTATTTGTCATCACTTCCTGTAGAAAATACAAAACCTGTTGGAGTTCCTACCATAGATGCGATTAAGAACTCAAGGCTTCCTGATGAGATTAAAAAACTTATGATGGAACATCCAATCTCTCAACCACAACAGGCAAACCCAACTTTGTCAAACGACTTGGTAGAAAGAGCTGCAAGATTAATGAAAGAAAATCCAGGTGGATATGTTCCTGAATCCGCAAAACCAAAACAACAAGTGCAGACATCTCAACCAACAGGGAATATCGACTACAAAGTTTTACAAAAAATGATTAATGAAGCGGTTAATAATGCACTAAAAGATAATGGATTGTTAATGGAATCATCAGAAAAAACCAATGAACTTTTTAGTTTCAAAGTAGGTAAACACATATTTGAGGGTAAGGTGACCAAAATTAAAAAGTTATCCTAACCACTTTTCTTATTTGACATAAAAACTTATACTTTGGAGTATATTCTAAATTTATGTCAAAAATCAAAGTTTTAGTTGTTCCTTCTGACCGTTCAGGTGTTGGTAAATTCCGTTCGGTCGATCCACACATTTTTCTTCAAAATCAATATCCAGATGAGTTTCACGTAGACATTGTCTATGAACCTCCATACGAGGATGTAAATTTTTGGACACAATATCAAATAGTGGCATATCACAGAAGTATTGGTCAAGATTTTGAAAAGGCAAATAGATTAATCCAAATGTTAAACTCTTTGGGAGTTGTTACCGTTTGTGATATTGATGACTATTGGATGCCAGGTAAAGAGCACCCAATTCACGATATCATTCGAGTTAATAAAATTAACGAAAAGATTGTTGCTAATCTTAAGGTATCTAAATTTGTAACAACCACTACTGAAATATTCGCGGACGAAATTCGGAAATACAATAAAAACGTTATTGTATTTCCGAATGCTATCAATCCAAACGAGTCTCAATTCAAAGAAAAAACTGAAGAATCGGACAAAGTTAGAATTGGGTGGTTAGGTGGTTCATCTCACTTACATGATATTCAATTATTAGATTCAGGGTTTTCCAAACTATTACATCTCAAAGACAAAGTACAATATGTATTATGTGGTTTTGATACAAGAGGAACTGTGACTGAAATCAATGCACAAACAGGAGAACAAACTAAAAGAAATATTCTACCTGCGGAAACTGTATGGGCACAATACGAAAAAATATTTACCCAAAATTATAAAATAGTTTCAGAAGGGTATAAAAATCATCTTCTAAAATATAATCAAGAAGAATATCTTGGTGATAATGGAGAATCGTATCTTCGTGTTTGGACAAAACCAGTCACAGGTTATGCCAAAAACTATTCTAAATTTGATGTTTCCTTGGCACCTATCAAAAACACAATGTTTAATAGAATGAAATCACAACTCAAAATAATTGAGGCAGGTTTCTATAAAAAAGCGATTATTGCATCCAATATCGGCCCTTATACTATTGATTTGAAACATTGTTTGGATAATGGTAATTTTGTGGATGGAAATGCGATTTTAGTTAATGAGGCTAGAAACCATGCGGATTGGGCAAAGTTCATTGAAAAACTTGTTAAAAATCCAAATCTTATTAAAGATATGGGAGAAAGATTATATGAGACAGTTAAAGACAAGTATGATTTGAATAATGTAACTAACGATAGAAAACAATTTTACATAGATATCGCAAATAACTCATGATAAACATTCCCATTACCAAACTTTTATTTTTAGACATAGAAACCGTTGGAGTTCATCCTGATTTTGAAACATTAGAATCTGTTAATCCTGAGTTGTCTTTTCAATTCAAAAATTATTTTGATTGGTTTCAAAAAAGATTTCCAGAAGATGCAGATAAAGGTCATTCTCAAATGTTTGTCAATCGTTCGGCATTAGTACCTGAATTTGCCAAAATCGCATGTGTAAGTGTTGCGTTTGTTCTTGAAAGTGGTGAAGTCAAAGTACAATCATTTAGTAACGAAAATGAGAAAGATTTGTTACAAGATGTACAGAAACTTTTACGTAGAGTTGGAGAGTTAGGATTTTTCCTATGTGGGCATAATGTCAAAGGATTTGACATTCCAATGCTTGCAAAAAGAATGATTATGAATGGTCTTCTACCTCCAAAAATATTGCCAGGCCATGACACAAAGCCGTGGGAAATTAAAGCATTGGACACAAAAGAACTTTGGCAATACGGAGGTTATGGGTCTATCGCATCTCTTGAATTGATGTGTGTTTGTATGGGTGTAGAATCTTCCAAAAATATGGAAGTTACAGGAAATAAAGTTCACGAAGCTTATTGGACAAATAAAGACATCAAAGGTATTGTTGAATACTGTGAAAAAGATGTATTGGTATTGATTGATGTCATAAAAAAAATTACAACATTAGTATGAAAGTTTTAGTTACTGGGTCTAATGGATTAGTCGGGTCACCATTCAAAGAATTATTAGGTGAAGGTCACATATATCATACTAGACAAGATGTTGATTTGACCGATGAAAAATTAACTAAAGAATATATTACCTATCATGTTAAAAATTCGGGAGTAGATACAATCATAAATTGTGCGGCAAAAGTTGGAGGAGTTCAAGCCAACATTATGGACAATGAAAATTTTTTTTTACAAAATTATATAATAAATAATAATGTTATAAATTCGGCATTCGAAAATAACATTAAAAATTTTGTAAATTTATCCTCCACTTGTATATTTCCTGATTCAGATGTAACATACCCTCTGACTCCAAACCAAATGGATTTAGGGGCTCCTCACCCATCAAATAGAGGATACGCATATTCTAAGAGGATTTCAGGTTATCAGACAAAAATATTCAGACAATTAACAGGAAATAATTGGTTTACTGTTGTTCCTGCCAATGTTTACGGACCCCACGATAATTTTCATCCTGATTATAGTCATATAATTCCAGGAATTATTCAACGAGCATACAATTGTAAACACAAAAATGAAGAGTTCATTGTTTGGGGAGATGGGTCACCTTTAAGACAATTTATTCATTCTGAAGACCTTGCAAAAAATATTTTATGGGCAATCGATAATTGGAATAATGAAACTCCATTTATGGCAGTCAACGAACTCGAATATTCGGTTATGGACATTGTTAATATCGTTACAAAAAAATTTGAGATTGACACAGATAAAATAATTTTTGACGAAACAAAACCAAGAGGACAATTCAAAAAAACTGCAACATCAGATGTTCCTAAAGATTATGAGTACATCAACATTGAACAAGGTATTAACGAAACCATTGATTGGTTTATCAACAATTATAACACAGCAAGAAAATGACAAACGGAAATTCAAATGATGCCGATATTTGGAAACAAATACAAGAAACATTTAACCAAATCAAACAAGACGCAGGGATTGAACCTGAAGAAGACTACATGAAAGAACTGGAAAGTATTTTGGGGATGTCTGTTGATGAAATGAATGAAACCCACATGATAATGATGAAAACAAAATCATTAGGTGTTGAATTAGTTCATGAAGATGCGAAAGTTCCCTCATATGCATATCCATCAGATTCAGGTTTTGATTTACGTTCAACTGTAGAAATAAACATACCTCCATTCGGTCGAGCACTAATTCCGACAGGTATTAAACTATCAATTCCTGAAGAGTATGAAATTCAAATCAGACCTAAAAGTGGATTGGCGTTGAATCAAGGACTTACTGTGTTGAATACACCAGGTACGGTTGATTCAGGTTATGTAGGTGAAATTAAGGTTATTGTATTCAATACAAACAACGCAACCGTTACTGTATCCAAAGGAATGAAAATTGCTCAAGCAGTTTTATGTCCAGTAATGTGTGGAAAATATGTTTCAATAGAACTAATGGATAATGTTGGTGATAAAGATAGAATGGATAATGGATTTGGGAGTACTGGATTATGATAACTGTAGGATATTCAACAAGAGAAAGTAAACCTGAGTTTATCGAGTATCTTAAAAAAAGTTCAGGATTCAAAAAACTTGAAGTTATTGAAAAAGTTAATAACGGTAAAAAATCCCTTGCCCAAGTTTATAACGAAATCTTATCTGAAGCGAAAACAGATATAGTCCTTCTTTGCCATGACGACATTTATTTTGATACTCCTGCATGGTATGGCAAACTCCTTAAACATTTCGAAAAAACTGATTTTGGTATTATCGGAATGGCGGGTACTACTTTAATGCCATCAGGTGGAATGTGGTGGGAAAATAGGAAAAGAATGGTCGGTATTGTTAATCATGAAAAGGATGGAAAAAAATGGGAATCGAAGTATGCTGATGCGGTAGGTAATACGGTTCATGAAACGGTTGTTGTAGATGGTTTATTTATTGCCGTACATAAAAAAAGAATTAAGAGACCATTCAATGAAGAGTTTAATGGGTTTCACTTCTATGACATTCCATTCTGTTTTGAAAATCATTTGGAAGGTGTAAAAGTTGGTGTTATTACTAATATTAGAATGACTCACAAGTCAATTGGAGAAACTAATGAACAATGGGAAGAAAACCGTAAAATCTTTGCGGAAAAGTACAAATCTCATCTACCACTTAAATTACCTATTGATTCAAACAAAAGACTTAAAGTTTTAATTAGTTGTTTGTTCTTTAGAACATTCACAGGTTCAGAATTATATGTTTATGAGTTGGCTAAAAACTTAATGAAACAAAATTGCGATGTGACAGTAGTATCGCAAATTGGAGGTCCACTGACTGACTTGGCAAAAAAACAAGGTATCAAATGTGTTCCATTCGAGCAAGCTCCAGGTTTCAAATTGGGTGACGGTAAATGGGGAGTTCAAACCGAGAATGGAATACAAACATCCCAGCCAAATGTTATGTATCGTATAGGTCAAGTTAATTTTGATATTATTCATATGCAACATAAACCTGTTGCAGAAAGAATGGTTCAGTTTTATCCTGAGATAGATAAGATATATTCAATACACTCTGAAGTGATAGAATTAGAAGACCCAATCAAACATGAATCGATTAAGAAATACATCGCTATCAGACCTGAAATAAAAGAACATATTGTTGATAAGTTTGAAATCGACGAAAATATGGTTGAAGTAATATATAATCCTGTAGATAATGAAAAATTCAAATCCAAATCAGTAAAGGAAGAGGACTATGTGTTATTTGTTGGAACAATAGATTATCTACGCAAAGAAACAATTATGGATTTGATTGACTATACTGCGGATAATGGTAAAGAACTTTGGTTAGTCGGTGAAGACAAGTCAAACTATCTTCCACAAATCTTAATCAATTCTCACGTTAAACATTTCCCTCCAACATGGAATGTTGATCCATATGTTCAAAAATGTTCTGAAACTGCGGGTATTCAATTAGGTCGTACAACTATAGAAGGATGGATGTGTGGAAAACCAAGTTGGATTTACAAAGTTGATTCCGGAGGATTTATTCTTTCCAAAGAAAAATTCAATCCTCCATCAGATATAGAAAAATATTATTCGGTAAATGTTGTAACGCAAATAAAAGAAGAATATAAAAAAGTATTATAATGAAAATAGGTATCATAGGTGCCGGAAGATTAGGTTTAGCATTTGCTCTTTTATGTAAAAAGGCCGGATATGATGTAATTGTTTCAGATAAACGTGAAGACTATGTTTATAATTTGAATCAGAATATTTGTATAACAAATGAACCATTGATTCAAAAAATGTTGTTTGAACTTAATAGTTTTAGTGCGACTACAAACAATGTTGAAATTATTGAACACTCCGATATTATATTCGCCTTTGTTTCAACTCCTTCCACTACTGAAGGAAATTATGATACTTCCGCAATCTTCGAAGTTGCAAATGATTTTTTTGAAGCATCCAAATTAGATATTTCAATCTTCAATAAAAAATTTGTTATTGGTAGTACAACAAATCCTGGTGATGTTGAACAAATTCAAAATAAACTTTCTATGTTTAGCATTCAAGTATCTTATAACCCACAGACTGTTGAGGATGGGGAAATGATTAAGGGAATTCAAGAATCAGATATAATTTTGATTGGGACCGAATATCAAGAGTTAGGAAATGAATTAGTTCAAATTTATAGTCAAATTCAAACAACTCCTGTTAATGCTCATATTATGTCTTCAAAGGCTGTTGAGATTACTAAACTCGGTATTAATAGTTTTATTACAAATAAAATTACTTTTGCAAATATGATGGGGAATATCTTAACAAAGTCAAATTTAATAAATGAAGTTGATTCTGTTTTGAATGCAATCGGAGGAGATAGTCGAATTGGAAAAAAACATATGAAATATGGGTTTGGATTCGGGGGGGAATATCTTCCAAAAGATAATCGAACTTTAAGTCATTATATTAATGAACTTGAGTTGAAACAAAATATCCCTTTAACAACTGACGAGTTTAATAATGAACATTCCGATTTTCTCAAAAACTTTTTTATTCAAAAAAATCCTGACAAAAGTATTCCATTTGTTATAAATTATTTAACATATAAAAAAGAAACGGATATTTTGGAAGAGTCACAACAATTAAAATTGTGTTTGGCTTTACTCGAGGAGGGATATTACTTAAATGTAATTGAGTCAGATTCTACCATAAAACAATTATTGTATTTAGGTGAACAATTTGATGGAAAATTAAAATTTTATAAACAAGGGACTTTTCCTGAAGGATATGTAATAAACTTATGATGATAAATTTTGTTGTTTGCGTTTGGAACGCAGAAAAATATGTTAAAAATTGTATTAGAACTTTGAAGTCTCAGCAAGATAAAGACTTCAAAGTTTTTATTATTGATGACATGTCTACAGACAATACAGTAGAAATTACTAAATCACAGATTGAAGGTGATGAAAGATTTAATTTAATCATCAACACCGAAAAAAAATTTAAGCTGAAAAATTTAGATGAATTAATTCCAACATTTGATGATGACGATATTGTTATTGAATTGGATGGTGACGATTTTTTACTAAACACAGATGTTGTATCAGACATTAGGAGAATCTATTCAGATGGAAAAGTTTGGTTGACTAATGGTTCATTTATGTATTCGAGTGGTAATCAAGGATTCTCAACTAAATGTAATCCTGAAACTATTCGAAAAGATGTTTTTACATTTTCCCACTTACGTACTTGGAAATCTTTTTTATGGAAATCAATTCCAAAAGACTATCTCAAAGATGATGATGGAGAATATTTCAAATCCGCAGCAGATGTCGCATATACGTTTTCACTTTTAGAATTGGCGGGAGAAGAGAATTATAGATTTTTACCTAAAGTATATTACGTTTATAATGAACAATCACCATATAATGACCACAAACCAGGAAGTGCAACTGGAGGAGGGCATCGAGAACAGGAAAGATGCTCAAATATAATACGTAATAAACCAAAATTAAAAAAATTAATTAGATGAGTAATTTAATTTCATGTAATTTGATGGGTGGATTGGGTAACCAACTTTTTCAAGCAGCACACGCTGTCGCTCAAGGAATTACACATAATCGGGACGTAGTTTTTATCCCAAGGTCTTGGACTCCAATGCAAGGAAGACAAACTGAAAACTATGTAAATAACATTTTTCGTAATCTTAAATTTGTGGATAACATAGATGGGTTCGAAAGAATTGTAGAAGGCCCTTGGGAATATAGTGAAGTGCCTGTCAATGAGGGTAACATTGTTTTTGATGGATATTTTCAAAGCTCAAAAAATTTTAGTCCTCACTTCGATCGTATTCGTAATATTTTTTCTCCTACAGAAGAGTTTATTTCTGAAATGTTAGAAAAATATCCCGAATTAAATCAAGATAACACAGTTTCACTCCACATTAGAAAAGGAGATTTTCTTATGAATCCTGATATTCACCCTTCAATTGGTCTTTCTTACGTTAAAAGATGTTTTGAACTTTTAGGGGAAACTGCCCATATATTTGTATTCAGTGATGACAAAACTTGGGCTAAAGAAAATCTTCAAATGACTAATTCGACATTCGTTGATGATGAAGATTATAGAGAGTTATGGTTAATGTCTTTGTGTAAAAATAATATTATTAGTAATTCATCATTTTCATGGTGGGGCAGTTTCTTAAATAAAACTCCAAATAAAAAAGTATTTGCACCTTCTATTTGGTTTGGACCGAGAGGCCCAAGAAATTTTGTTGATATATTTCAACCAGAATGGACAGTAATAAACGTAGAATATAAAGATGGGAGTTTAGAATATGTTGCTTAATTTAGAAACATTAGTAGATAAGTATCAAATGAAAATCCAAGGGGTATTACATATTGGAGCCCACTTTGGTGAAGAAAATGATATATATGATAAGTTGAAAATTGAAAATAGAATCTTTTTTGAACCACTGAAATCAAATTATAAAGTACTTCAAGAAAAATTACAGGATAAACATCCTTCATATAATGTGGCGTTAGGTAATGAAAATAAGAATATTTCTATGTATGTAGAAACCGCAAATTCCGGCCAATCAAGCTCGATTCTAAAACCATCAATACATCTTAAACAATATCCACATATACAATTTAACACGATGGAAGAAGTTGAAATGTTTCGACTGGATGACATGAAATTAAATTTGGAAAAATTTAATTTTATTAACATCGATGTTCAAGGGTATGAACTGGAGGTATTCAAAGGTGCAGTAAAAACTTTAGAGAACATAGATTTTATAATGTCCGAAATTAATAGAGATGAAGTTTATGAGAATTGTACAAAAATAAATGAATTAACAGATTTCCTATCTGACTTTGGGTTTGACTTTGTAGAACAAACTTGGGATGGTGGAACATGGGGAGATGGATTTTTTATAAAAAACAAACAAAAATAATGGTAAAACTTAACATGTTATCAAGGAACTTTTCTCATGACAAAGGTTCTACCGCAAACAAGGCTCCACAATTAATCGAATGGTGTTTCAATAGTTATGAAAATCCCATTTCAGTGTATTTGGATAATGACTTATTCAAAGGAATTGAGGACCATAAAAATGATGGAGGTGAAAAGAAAAAATTTCTTTGGGTAATAGAATCTCTTAAATTTGATGGAGGGGCAACGAATAATATCAAAAGTAACTTGGAAAGTGTATTAGAAACTTTTGAGCAAATTTGGACACATAATGATGAATTATTGGCGTTGCACCCAAAGTTCAAATGGACACCGGCATATGGAAGTTATATAAAAGACTTTGGTATCCATCCAAAAACAAAATTAGCATCGATGATTACCTCCAATAAGAGATGGACAAAACAACATGAAATTCGTCACGATTTTGCCACCGTCAATAAAGACAAAATCGATGTTTTTGGTCGAGGAATTAAAGAGATTCCTAATAAAGAAATTGGTTTGAATGATTATATGTTTTCTTTTGCAGTTGAAAATGATACATACGACACTTATTTCACTGAAAAAATATTAGATTGTTTTGCAACTGGAACTATTCCAGTTTATATGGGAACACCAAAAGTGGTTGAATATTTTAACTCCGATGGGATTATATTTTTCGATGGAACATTTGATTTATCACAACTAACTGAAGAATTATATTACTCCAAAATGGATGCAATAAAAGATAATTATGACAGAGTCCAAAAATATAGTATTTTGGATGACTGGATTTTTGAAAACTACTTGAGTCAATATGTCTAAAATTTGTTTGATAAATCAACCAGCAGGTATTGGAGATATCTTATTTCTTCAAAAATTTGTTGACATTAAATTATCTGAAGGATTCGAGGTTATTTTTCCGGTTAATCCAAATTTAGTTTATCTCAATGATTATATAAAAAAACCTAATTTGAAATTCGTATCTATTGACGAGGATTTTTCGCATAAAGGAGTCTATTACAGTAATAAATCAATCAAAGAGGAAAATTTTGAATTTTACCCATTCAATGTTGCCGACCAACATATTGCAGGGTCTTGTTTAGAAGCGAAATATACATTGGCAAACCAAGATTTTAATGATTGGCAAAATCATTTAGTATGGGAAAGAAATACTGAAAAAGAAGATCAACTTTTTTATAATCACCTGAATCTGAAAGACGACGATAAATATATAATCGTATCGAATACTTGGGGGACACCTCCAGCAACCGCAAAAAGAGATATGGTGATAAATAGCCCTCACCGACTCATAAACATACAACTATTAGATGGATATACACCATTCGATTGGGGAAAGGTTTTGGAAAATGCTACTGAAATTTATATGATTGATACATCATTCAATTATATTTTAGAAAAGTTAGATTTGAAAGCCGAAAACTTATATTTGTACTCAAGGTTTACTCCGCCTAATTTTTCACATATAATTAATTTATTCAAAAAAAATTGGATTTATCAAAAATAAAATGAAGAAAAAGTTTTTAATTACAGGAATTACAGGTTTTGCAGGTCCTAATTTAGCAAAACTATTGTTGAAAGAAGGGCATGAAGTACATGGGGTAATACGTTGTCCCAACGGTCGGCAAACCGATATTTTAGATATTTTAACGTTGGAAGAATTGGATTCCATAGTTTTCCATAATTTAGATTTGAGAATGTTTAGTAGTGTACAAAAACTTTTCTCAAACCATCAGTTTGATGGAGTTTTCCATTTAGCAGCTCAATCTCACCCTCCAACAAGTTTTTCAGACCCAATATTAACTTTCGAAGAAAATGTAACCGCCAGTGTAAACATTATTACATGTTTGGAGAAAACGGAAACTAAATTGATGTTTTGTTCAACTTCAGAGGTTTATGGTGACACATGTAAAGATAGAGGTATTTTGAAAGTTACTGACCCTCTCACCCCTCATAACCCTTATGCCGCATCTAAAGCCGCTATAGACTTATACTTACAAGAAAGATTTAAGAATGGTTATGTAAAAGGGTTTATTACCCGAGCGTTTTCACACACCGGACCAAGAAGAGGGTTCAACTTTTCTATATCATCAGACGCTTACCAAATCGCTAAAATGGTTTTAGGGAAACAAGAAAAAGTACTTCGAATTGGTAACTTACAGACCGAACGAGTTGTAATCGATGTGCGTGATTGTGTTAACGCCTATTACAAGTTAATGATGACTGATGAATCTAACGGAAAAGTTTTTAATATTTGTGGTAAAGATGTTTGTAAAATGCAATATTTTACAGACAAATTGATTGAAGCGTCTGGTATACCTTATGATGAAATTGAGCAAAGAATTGATAACAAACTATATCGGCCAATTGATATCCAAGTTCAAATTGGTGATTCTACTGAAGTAACTGAAATTACCGATTGGGTACCAGAATACACTATAGAACAAACTATGAGTGACTTATTAAACTATTGGATTAATAAATTAAAATAAAATGGGAGCAATATATCAACACGATGTCCCCGAATATATTGAAAAATATAATTTGGAAAATTATATCGAGACTGGTACGGGCGTTGGGGATTGTCTTCAACACGCGTTAAAGTTCGATTTCAAAAAACTAATCTCCGTAGAAATTTATCCAAAGGTTTTTGAGGGTGCGGTCAATAAATTCAAAGATACGAAAGCCGAAGTTTTACTTGGTAATTCTTATGAAGTTCTACCATCTATTCTAAATAATCTTGAAGGAAATGTCTTATTTTTTCTCGATGCACATTTTCCTGGCGCGGATTTTCACTACGAAACTTATAATAGTACAACAGATTACGACACTAGATTGCCTTTGGAAAAAGAAGTTAGGACTATTAAACAGCATAGAGATACTACAAAAGATGTTTTCATAATTGACGATTTAAGAGTTTATGAAGATAATAATTATTCCGATGGAAATTGGCCACTAAAAAGTCAGGTAGGTGGAGATGGAATAGATTTTATTTTTGAACTCTTCCAAGACACTCATAACATTGAGAGAGACTTAAGACATCAAGGATTTTTAATAATTACACCAAAATGATAACAGTTGTCAGAAATTTTGAAGCAAACTATCCTGAAGACCCAATACGGTTTTTCAACTTTGAAGACTATAACGAAGACACAAAAGATTGTATCCTGTTTATAGGCGCTCACCCACATAATTCAATTTCAAATCCAAACAACTTACCTAAATATTTTTTATCTACCGAAGAACAAACTTGGGATTTAGACAGTACCGACAGGTATGTACCATTTGTAGAAAAAATTTTCACAATTTGTGATCCAAAGTTTACCAACCGAGCAAAGAGAGAATTTTCTTTTTTCCCGACTAATCAAAAAATGTTACCTACTACTTTTGATAAAGAATACGACGTGATATACACAGGGTACGCAAATGCTACTCACGTATCTGATTTACTTGGAGTAATTCGTAACTACAACTATGTTTATGCGTCTTTTGGATCAACTAATCCATTCGTTACACATACTAATGTCACTTATGCCGATAAGTTGAGTTTGATTAGTAAAAGTAAAATTACTGTTGTACACAACCTAAATGGAAACAACACACCACAACTAAAAAGTAGACCATTCGAAGCTGCGTTATGTAAGTCCTTAATACTTTGTAAAAAAGATGATTGGAATTTTATTGAAACTTGGTATGAAGAAGGTAAAGAATTTTTATACTATACAGACGGGAATGATTTGAAAGAGAAAATAGATGAAGTACTATCTAACTATTCAAGTTACCAAGAAATAATAAACAACGCGTATCAAAGGTCTATTGAAAATTACACAACTGAAGCCTTTGTTAATAAACATTTCAAGAAATGAGTAAATATTTTTTTACCGTTGACAATCAATCAAATTGGATTGTTGACATCTATAATAAATTTATACCATTCAAAAATGATGGATTTATTGTTGAAATAGGCGTGGGACATACTTTTTCGGGAGTGGATAACATTTTGCCAAGTAATGTTGATTCATTACAAAGATGTGGAAGTAATTCTTCAGACTTATTAGATTTGGGATGGAGTGGTATCTTAATTGAACCAGTACTGGAATATTGTGAAGAAGCTAAAATTGCACATGAAAAAAATTTAGATAGAGTCAAAATTGTAAATTTTGGTGCATCTGATTCTGAAGGTGAAGTTTTTTTATCTTTAGGAGACGCGTTATCTAACACACATTCACATTCTCCTCGTTACCCTTGGATTGGTCGAAAAGTGGCCATAAAAGAAACCTCTAAAATTTTGGGAGAAAATGGATGTCCAAAAGAAATTGATATTATGTCAATTGACGTAGAAGGACATGAATTAAATGTCATAAATGGTATCGATTTCACAAAACATTCCCCTCATATTATCATAGTTGAAACAAACATTATACCTTCTATTGAAATATCAAAAATTCTTCCAAATAACTATATTCAGGAAAAAACTGATGGGTTGAACACAGTGTGGGTTAGGATATAATACTCAAAAAAAATATGAAAAAATTTATTATAACAACAACAATCAATAGTCCAACAGAAGCTACCATCAAATTTTGTCAAATTGCAAATAAAAAGGATTTTCAATTTGTAATAGTAGGAGATACTAAAACTCCACATGATGAATATCATAAATTAGAAGAACGATACGAAAACGTAATTTATCTTACTCCCGAAATTCAATCTGAGTTATATCCAGATTTGTCGGAAATAATTGGATGGAAAACTATTCAAAGACGTAATATTGGATTCGTTTACGCTTACGAAAACGGAGCTGAAGTCGTTGCAACAGTCGATGATGATAATATACCTTATGATTCTTGGGGGGATTCAATTTTATTAGGCCAAGAAATCGAAGTGGATGAGTTCGAAAATACTTCATGCCCTTACTTCGATGCAATATCGACAACAGAACACAATAATTTATGGCATAGAGGATTTCCAATCGAATATCTCCAAGTTAAAAATGATATTGAATATAAAGGAAAAACTAAAATTACTCCTTTAGTTCAAGCTGAGTTTTGGGATGGTGACCCAGATATAGATGCAATTTGTAGACTAAGTAAAAAACCTATCGTTAAGTTCAAATCTTTTGAACCTTTTACCACAAAACAATTAACACCGTTCAACTCTCAGAATACATTTTTACACAGAAGTGTTCTTAAGTATTATTCAGTATTTCCTTATACTGGAAGAATGGACGACATTTGGGGGGCATATGTGATGCAACACTATTTTCCAAATTCAGTAGTTTTTACAAAGGCATCAGTTTATCAAGCAAGAAACCCACAAGACCTTGTTAAAAACTTGGAAAATGAAGTGATTGGTTATAGAGGAACATTGAATCTTATAAATAACATCGAAAAATTTAGGGATTTACTTCCCACTAAAACTGTCGAATATTTTGACATATATCAAAAATACTTTAACTAATGAAAAAAATTGTAGTATTAGGTGGAGGAGGGTTCATAGGTGGGCACTTGGCCAAAAGATTAAAAGAAGAAGGTAATCATGTTAGAATATGTGACATAAAAAAACATGAATATTTTTTCCAAGATGAAATTTGTCATGAATTTATTTTAGGGGATTTGACCGACCCTAAAGTTGTTGAATTGGTTATTGAAGAGGGAGTAGATGAAGTCTATCAACTCGCAGCCGACATGGGTGGTGCATTGTATATTTTTACAGGAGAACATGATGCGGATGTTATGTACAATTCTGCAACAATCAATCTTAATGTTGCACGTGAAGCTGTGAAGAAAAAAGTTGGAAAATTATTCTATTCATCTTCCGCTTGTATGTATCCTGAACATAATCAATTAGACCCTGATAATCCAAACTGTGAAGAATCTTCCGCATATCCTGCAAATCCTGATTCAGAATATGGTTGGGAAAAATTATTCTCTGAAAGATTATATTTGGCGTTTAGTAGAAACTATAATTTGAATATTAGAATTGGAAGATTCCACAATATTTTTGGGCCACAAGGTACATGGATTGGTGGACGAGAAAAATCACCTGCCGCCATGTGTAGAAAAGCTGCGGAAACTGAAAATGGTGGAGAGATTGAAGTTTGGGGTAATGGATTACAGACTCGTTCATTCTTATATGTTGACGAGTGTGTTGAAGCGGTTCTTAAATTAATGGAATCTGACTTCGAGGGACCTGTAAACATTGGTAGTGAAGAAATGGTAACAATCAACCAATTGGCTAAAATGGCAATAGAAATCGCTGAAAAAGATATAAACATTAAAAATATTGAAGGTGAAGAATTTACTCAAAAGTATGGATTCAAATGTCCGTTAGGAGTAAAAGGTAGAAACTCCGATAACAAATTATACCGAGAAAAAATTGGATGGGAAGTGAGTCAACCTCTATCCGTGGGATTAAAGAAAACTTATCAATGGATAAAGTCTCAAGTTGATAAAAAACAAAATGAGACCGTATGGATATATGAGAGTCCTGATGGAGGAAACACCGTATATAAAAGAGAATCGCAAAGTACTGAAAAAATTAAGATAAAATAATATGGTTACGATTCCAGTTAGTGTTGGAGAATTAATTGATAAACTATCAATTTTACAAGTAAAAAAACTAAAAATTACAAATCCTGAAGGATTGAAATATGTATCCGAAGAATTTGAATTATTATATAATCAATCCGAAATTTATTTACAAGTCCATGAAATAAAGTCTTTATATGAGTCATTGACAGAAGTAAATTCAGACCTTTGGGATGTTGAGGATAAACTAAGAGTCTTTGAGTCAGAGAAAAAATTTGATGAGGAATTCATCGACTTAGCTAGAAAAGTTTATTATACAAATGATGAAAGATTTAGATTAAAGAATGAAATTAACTTAATTACATTGTCCAAAATTAGAGAAGTAAAAGATTATAAACCTTACTAAATCTCAAACTAAGATTAAATTACAAAAAATGGGTAGATTAACAAAACCAAAACCAACTGCAACTTTACCAAGTGAAGAAGCACCGATTAAAAATAAAAAACAACAGATCTGTTCAATAATTAAACGAAAGACAAAAGAAAAATTTTTATCTGAAAGTCAAAAAGAATATTACGAAAAATTAGTTAATAACCAAATTAGTATTTGTTCAGGTCCAGCTGGTGTTGGAAAGAGTTATATCGCAATGAAGTGTGCGGTTGATTTGTTATCAGACCCAAATACTCCTTACGAAAAAATTATAATTGTAAGACCTGCAGTTGAGGCTGAAGAAAAATTAGGTAGTTTACCTGGCGGAGTGGAAGAAAAACTAGACCCATATATTTTTCCTTCGTACTATCTATTAAACAAAATAATAGGCAAAGATACGAGAGAAAAATTAAAGGAAATTGAGGCAATAGAAGTATTCGCATTGGCTTATATGAGAGGGATGAATATTGACAATTCTATTTTGATTTTTGAAGAAGCTCAAAACTCAACACCAAGTCAAATGAAATTGTTACTAACTAGAATTGGTTTTAATTCTAAGTTTTTTATATCAGGTGATTTGGAACAATTTGATAGACACAAAGATAAAACACAAACAGGTCTTTGGGATGCTTTGAAAAAATTTCAGAACATGGAAGACATTGGTGTTTTTGAATTTAAGCCTACAGATATCGTTAGGAATCCATTAATATCTAAAATATTAGAAAAATACGAAGAATGAGAATAGGTATTGAATTGAATGGAGTATTGAGAGACACTCTAAAAAAAATACAACAAGAATACGAAAAGTGGTTTCTTAATAATCCATTCAGAGACGAAAATGAAGAGGATAACTTTCAATATGAAGTTTTATCTGATTTAACATCTTTAGATATTTCAAAACATTTGAAATTCAGAAATGAAGATGAACTGTATGACTTTATTTATAAAGAACATACAATGGAGATTTTCGGACATGCGGGTTCTGTAGAACCTTCGGGCCTTTTAGATTTGAATGAGTTTTACTTGGACATGAGAGAGTCTCACGACATTATTATTGTTTCAGATGAAATTGGAAAATCAAAACCTGCATCATTGTTCTTTATTTCAAAATTTGGATGTTTAGTTGAATCGGTTAGATTTTATAGTGAAAGTACAATTAATTCATTATGGGATTCCGTAGACATTTTACTTACAGCAAATCCTAAACTATTATTGAATCATCCAAAAAACAAAATTGTAATTAAATTCAACACAATTTATAATAATGATGTTGAATCTGAATTTGATATTTCAAGTCTTAAGGAGTTAAAAACAAAAATACAAGAAATAATATGATACAAGTATTAGGTGAGAATTATTTCATCGACTTAGATGAAATTGAAAACTATCTTGATATGAGTCAAACTGACGACAGTGAAGATTCAGAGTCAGGAGTAACAGAAACAAAAATTAATATTATCAAATTCGAAATGGTTAAAATGTTATTAGACACTATTTTGAATGAACAAGAAATTATTGATGAAAAACTTGGAATGAAATCTAACGCACAAGTTAGTATACCTTTTAGGTTAGCGTTCAATAGTTTATTAAATAAAAAACTTATCAATCATTATTAATATGGAAAACCAACTTCAAGAAAAAGTAAAACAGTCCATTAATATATTAAGAGACAAGCAAGCCAGAATATATTTTTTAGTTCAAGATACTAAAGGTAATGCGAAGGCTTCGGTAAGACTTATATATCAAATGGCAAAAACATTAAAAGATAATGGATTTAATCCAATTATACTTCATGAAAAAGCCGACTATGCAGGAGTTGTTGCATGGTTAAATGAAGAGTACATGTCAATACCTCACAGAGCAATTGAAGGACAAAATTTAGAAATTTCACCAGAAGATTTTTTAGTTATTCCTGAAATTTTTGGATATGTGATGGACCAAGTAAAACAACTCCCTTGTGCCAAAATTGTTTTGACACAACAATATGCTCACATGTTAGAAACTTTACAACCAGGCCAAACATGGAACCAATTTGGGTTTTTGAAATGTATCACAACCTCAAGTAAACAGAAAGAATATATTGAAAGGGTCATGAGACAAATTTCTTTCGACATCATTGACCCATTAATCAGTGAAGAATTTACACCTAAATCTACTCCGGCAATGCCCATTATTGGAGTTCATTCAAAAGAACAGAGTGATGCTATTAATTTAATTAAGACCTTCTATTTGAAATTTCCACAATATAGATGGTTTACGTTTAGAGACTTAAGAGGTTTATCTGAAAAAGAATTTGCAAACTCTTTGAGGGATTGTTTTTTGAGTGTTTGGATTGATGACCATAGTGGTTTTGGTACGTTCCCTCTTGAATCTATGAAATCAAATGTTCCTGTGATTGGAAAAGTTCCAAACCTGTCACCTGATTGGATGAGTGAAGAAAATGGTATTTGGGTTACAGACCAAACTTTATTACCTGATTTGGTTGCTGATTATGCACAAAATTGGTTGGAAGATAACATCGACCCACAAATTTTTGAAAAAATGAAAGAGACCGTCGAAAGATACACGGATAAACAAAAGTTTGAATCAGCAGTAGTTTCTCTGTTTGAAGGGTACTTAACTACAAGAGCGGATTCATTTGAAAACCAAATTTCAAAAACAGAAGAATAATATGAACAATACACTATCATTATCAGTAATACTACCCATAAAATCTTCCAAGGCGAAAGATTTTGATGAGTACTTCGAAAAAGCAATTTCATCTCTTAAAAATCAACAAGTTGGATTTGAAGAATTGGTAATTGTTCATTCACAAGAACAATCTCTCATTGACTTATTAGACTCATATGATTTTGGTAATTTGAATGTTACAAAATTATTGTGGGACCAAGAACCAAATTACGCAAACCAAGTTAATTTTGGAATAAAAAATGCGAAGGGAGCTTGGATTTCTCTTTTTGAATTTGATGATGAATATTCATCAATATGGTTTAAGAATGTAAAAAAATATGTCGAGTCATTTCCTGAAGTACAAATGTTTTTACCTGTCGTGGTTGAGACAGATGAAAAGGGATTATTTGCTGGATTTACAAATGAAGCAACATTTGCCGCTAATTTCTCGCAAGAAATGGGGATTTTGACCAACGATACTTTACAAGAATATCAAAATTTCCAAACCGCAGGTTCTGTAATTAAAAAATCTGTTATTGAGGATTTTGGAGGGTTCAAACCATCAATCAAATTGACGTTTATTTATGAGTTTTTATTACGATTAACATATAACTCTGTTTCAGTAATGACAATTCCAAGACTTGGTTACAAACACGTAAACCTTAGAGAAGGGTCTATTTTTTGGAACTATAAATTTGGAGACAGTAAAATGGTTGAAGATGAAGTAAAGTTTTGGATTCAAACCGCAAAAAGAGAATATTTTTTCACGGACGATAGATCCATAAAATATCAATCCGAAAATGCTTAATGCAAGATTCACTCTCTGCTACAACAGAGGATGTTTTATCAAAAAAACGAGGTAGAAAGGCAGTTAAAGAAAATTATTTTGATGTAAGAGAAGAAGAGGCAGTTAGAAAATTTCTAATTGCCGAATCTTCATACGAAAAAAATAAAATTTATAATCAATTTTTAAGGTCTCCTTTAGATAAAATGATTTCCTCAATCATTAGACGATATAAATTATATCGTAAAGATATGGATTTTGAGGAAATTCATACAGATACGCATTCCTTTCTTATGACTAAGGTCGATAAGTTTAAGCCTGATAAAAATAAAAAGGCTTATTCTTATTTTGGAACTATTTGTAAAAATTATCTGATGGGTCAAATTATCAAAGACCAAAAAGAAACCAACCGAAAAATATCATACGAAGATATTTCATCAAGTCTTGAGGAAAGACCTGATATGTCATACAGAATTGATGATGATGTAATCGAAACAGATTACGTTATCAACCAGTATTTGGATGAGTTAAAAATTTATATTGAATCAGAACAATTAAACGATAATGAAAAAAAATTGGGTTATGCATTAATTGATTTATTTGATAATTACGAAACAATCTTTTCGGGGGCCGATAATAATAAATTCAATAAGAATGTTATATTATTATCTCTCCGAGAAATGACTAACTTAAGTACTAAAGAAATACGTAGTTCAATCAAAAGATTCAAAAAATTATATATAGTAATTCAATCAAGAATTAAAAACTAACAAAAAAGTATTTATAGATATGCCGAGACCTCAAAGAAAAGAAATCAATTTCACCAAAGATTCTATATTATCACTCATGCAAGAAATCTATAATGAACTTGTTGAACAAAGACAAACTGCAATTAGGATTCAAAATAAGATGTTGGCGATGCTAAAGGACCCATCCGATATGACTACTATTGGACCCGTAATTGAAAAACAACAAAAAATCGTAAATGATTGTGTTGATAAAAAACTCAACCTATCAAAACTACAGTCAAGTATTTGGGAAAAATCTAACAACAATAAAGAGGAATCTTTTTCTCTTGCAGATTTAGACGATGATTTGATACAAAATCTTATTGAGAAAGACGTTTCCAAAGATGAGGAATCTTACAAAATGAGATAAATTATGCCATTAGATATAAATTCAGCTCAAGAATCAATTCAAAGCAAAATTGATGCCTACAAAACTTACAGAGAGGTTTCACAATCAGAAAAAAGTCTTTTAGGTAAGTTGGGTAACTCCGCTACTGAGGCTACCTCCAAAATTTCAAGCCAACTAGATAAGGTTAGTGAATTTCAAAAAAGATTTCAAAGAGACCCTCCGAATTCGATGGATCAATTGTTGGGATTTTTGGGTCAAACACAAGGGAATGGTAGTGCAACACTAAAATATTTAAGATCGAAAATATTACAAGCCGCGGCACAAATCGAGCCCAAAATGGCGGATATTCTTAAAAAAGAAACGATAAAGGCTCTTGGATGTTCAGTTGAACAAACATATAATGGAGTAACCGCGGAAAGTTTATCTCTTCAACCAATACCACTTAGACCACAACAAGAAGGTATATATATTCCTGTTAATTCAGTAGATTTTTTTTCAAATCTAAAACAATCCCCTCAAACCGGTTTTGGTAAAATTTATTACGAAAGTGAAGATCCATCTGCGGATACAACATTTCGTCCTTACGGGGGACCAATACCATTTCCAATGAATAAACAGTTATTCAACTTAATGACTTCAGATAACAAAGATAGGTCATATAGTCAAATTAATGGTAAGAATTATTTAGGGAAATCGGGTCAAAATTTATTTGATATGCAATACACCCAAATGAATAGTTTTGGTGTGACAGGTGATTACTACCGAATTTTTTTAATTGACCGTGAGGATGGTCAAGGTAATATCACAAATAATGTTGGTGAATTTATTTCTGACTATTATAGTACTATAAAAATAGTAGATTCTGTTGATATTGGTGCCCAAATAGTAAATTTAATTTCAGGGGCCATGAACATTAACGCACAAGTTGGTTTTGGAGAATTAAATAATCAAAGTAGATTTGGTTTAATTACGTCAAGAATCCTTGGGTTGTGTTTTGATGAAAGAAGAGAAATTGATGTAAGTGGTGTTGCAAAAGTTGGTGAATTAGATGGAGTTGACGATTCTTTTTTTGAACTTAATGAAATTGATTTACGAAATATTGAAGTTGAAATTTCAAATGTCCAAAATGGAATTATGGAATTTGAGGATTGTGATAATATTCAATTACCTGTAGATTCTGAGGTGTTAGTTGCTCAATTGATAGAGTTTAGAAATAATTTGAGTGGGGAAACCGTTGAACGGCAAGCTGAAAATATCGGTGAAATTATTGATACAATATCAGATAACCCTGCTTGGTCTTTAACTGCACCTTCAAACTTAAACGTTAAATTATCAATAGATAAGAGTGTAATTAAAAAAATACCGTTGGCCGTTGCGGCGGGGGTATTGACCCCAAAAAATTTACTACCACTTTATACTCTATTATCGGTAGTGGAATCAGGAGCAACGTACACTTATAATCAAGCAGTAACTGAAATTAATCAGACTACTGCTCCAATTACTGATTTCGGAAATCAAGCGGCTAATATTGGTGCTCAAGGAAGTAATATTGTTAATAGTGGGGAGGATTTCTTAAAAAAATTCAAGACATTTTCAATCCAAGTTATTTCTCAAATTAATGCGGAGTTTCTTCAAGTTCTTTATGAAATATTAAAAAAAGATATTATAAATTTAGTGTCTATTATAATAACTGATGTTGAGAAATCGGCTAAATTGAAGCAATATACCATGATAATTAGATTAGTACAAATTGCGTTAGTTGTGTCTCAGTTGGTAAATGATTATCGAAAATGTAAAAGCCTTTTAGACAATATATTACTTTTACTGAATTTAATTGGTCAAACAGCACGTATTGCAATACCACAACCGTTATTGGCCTTGGCAGATTTATTACCAGGAACTTCACCTGAAAGAGCGTCAATAAATGTTATCGAAGGTCTACAAAAGGTAGGGATACCAACAGGAACTTTACCTGATGGTTCACCAAACTTAATGGGATTATACGATTTAATTAGTAAAAGGGGAAGTGAAAAAGAAGAAGCGGAAAATGGTAAAATTTTAACAACAATAAAACCTCAATCTGGAGGATTTTTGATGGTAGGTAAAAAGTTTTAATAATGAAAGACGAAAAATTTAAGGAAATATTAGATAGTCAACTATCTCTCAAAGATTTACCAAATACAAAGTTGGTGGAATATATGGATTTATTATCATCAGACTTCGAATCAACAAAAGATTCTATAATCAAAAGTACCCTATACTTAGATAAAGTAGAAGAATTATACGACAGGTTATTAAAGGTTTATCAAGAAAGAAATAATGGAAAATAACTCAATTTTTTTTCAGTGTAGAGTGTTAAATACTGAAGACCCAATGATGCTGGGTCGTATCAGAGGTGTTCGTCTTATTGACAACTATGACGATATATTAAAAAGTATTAGTGACCCTCCGTGGAACGAAGAAAAAGATATATGGACTTCTCGTGACCCATTTGTATTCAACGCATTACTTCCCTATTTCGTATATTCAGTACCCAAAGTAGACGAATTAGTTCAGGTTATTTACGTGAACAAAGATTTCCAATATCAAAATCAATACTACGTTCAAAACACATTTTCAACTCCGACAGCTACATTCAAAGAATTTTATTTTGGTGGAAATAAATTCACAGGTACGGGTATGCAAATCAAAAACCCTAAACCTCTCAAGAACCAAGATGGAACTTTTACAGACCAATCGGTTCACAAAGGGGTATTTCCACAACCAGGTGATAATGCACTTTTAGGAAGAGGAAGTGCTGACGTTGTTGTAAAACAAGACGAAGTATTAATAAGAGCAGGTAAATTCAAAGGGGAACAATTACAACCTAACGTCATACCTGTTGCTAACCAACAGAGAGGGTTTTTACAACTATCAAAGTTTCAAAGTACATTACAGAATTTAGAACCTAAAACTTATTTTGAACTTCAGGAAGATGTTTTACTTACAAAGTATTTAATTGAATGGACGTTGACCAACCCTGAAAATGCTCAAGATAGATTTACAGGAGCAGTCTATTTATACCAACTAAAACCTGACGTTTCTATAAATTCCAAAAATATAACAGTTGATAGTGAGATTTCAGAAAATCTAAAAAAATTAGTCGCTACGGAATCATTTACGATGTTATCAAAAATTCAAACCATTGAATTTATAAATAATTTTATTAAGACCTGTAATCAAAGTAATGTAACCAGAAGTGGTGTAAAATTATTCACTGATAACAATGATGCTAACAAATTTCCGATTTTTTATCGACCTAATACAATAATGTATTCAAAGTTGAATCCTTCTACCCCTTTAGGGTCAACCGCAACACCAATAGAAGTAAGTAACATCAGTGACATTTATAAGGGGATAAAATTAAATCCATCACTAAAAGGTGGGTATGGTTTGATTTACACAAAAGGGAAGGTTGGAAATCCAAGAACTCCCGTAAAAAAGGTAGTTAAGCAACAAAAATACATAAATCAGGAATCTTCTTATGGAGCTTTAGGAAGTGATGTATTATTTTTAGTTTCACACAATTCACAAGTACCTGGAAAAGGGAAAATCAATTTTGATGATACTTTATATGGGATTACTCCTGAAAAATTCGCTAATGAATTTCTTCCAAAAACTTCGAGTATGGTTAGAGGTGAGGAACTTTTAGAATTAATTAATTTGATTGTGAAATTCTTAGTAACTCATACTCACGCATACCCAGGTCTCCCTCCAGTACCCGTAACTCAAGACGGAACAAACGTGCAGTCTATCCTGACCGAACTCAATAATGCGGTTAACAAAATTCTAAGCAAAAATATTCGACTTAATTGATATTTATAAGATAAAAGATAAATGTCGATCTTAAGGTCTTATATAAATAAAAACAATACCATCATTTCAAACTCATATGTTAATACGGGAAGAAACCCTGTAATTGAGTTAAATTTTGGTGCTTCGGATTTAATTGTCCCAAACTTTGGTTACACAAGATTTATCTTCGATTTAGATTTATCTTTATTAGAAGAAAACATTGCATCAGGCGTCATATCTACAGGATGTACTTCCGCAATGACACACACCCTGAAAATGACCAACACATCTTCATTTGACAATGAATTATTAAATTCATTTATGTCCAATGAAAGACGAAGAGCAACTTCATTTGATTTAATATTATGGAGAATTCCTAAGTTTTCAGGAACCACAGGCCAGCCTCAATATTGGGATGAAGGTGTTGGTTATGACTATAGTGACTTCAACATTGCACAAAATAGTGCGAATGGTGGAATTTCCCCTTTAACGTACGTTGACAGTCGAGCATATTCCACACGACCATCTAACTGGTATCAAACGACAACTCTCTCTGGATGGTCTCAAAATGGTATCTACAACAATAAGAATGAAGGGTCTGTAAACTATTCAGGTTTGACGATTGTTGCTCGACAACATTTCGAGCTCGGAAACGAAGACTTGAACATGGATATGACCGCCGAGATTAATGGAATCTTAAATGGGTCAATTACTGGAGTCACAGGTTGGGGTATTTCATACCTCCCTCAAATAGAAAATATCACAGGTCTTACAGAAAGTTATAGTGTGGCGTTTTTCTCAAGACACACACAAACATTCTACCAACCTTATCTTTTAACAAATTACAATGATTTTGTAGAAGATGATAGAAACCTATTTCTCAAGAATCAAGAAAACAAGTTATTCTTGTATGTCTATCAAAATGGAGATTTCGCAAATCTTGATTCTGACCCATTCGTTAGAATTGAAGATAGAAATGGTACTGCAGTAACTGGAATGGCATCATTGACGACCTGTCTTAAAACAAAAGGAATATACGAGGTTACAGTACCTAATGGGTTTGCCAACTATCCAACACCATGTATTTTTTATGATGTATGGTCAGGACTTACAATTAACGGTCAATCCGTTCCAAATGTAACAAATCAATTCACATTACAACCATATACATCAGGAATCCAAATTGGTTCAGTTTCTAAAGACCCTGAAATATACGGATTTGATTTCTATGGTATTCTACAAAATGAAAAAATACTTAATACAGATATTCGTAAAGTTGGGGTTACAATTAAGAAAGCCTATACAGGCCAACAACTTTTATTAGACGTTTCAGGGTTCTACAGAGTTTATGTTACAGAAGGTACAACAGAGGTACTAGTACAAGATTGGACACCACTAAATCGTACTCCAAATGAATATTATTTCATATTTGATATGAGAGACAAAATACCAAATCAATATTTTGTTGATATTCAAGTGAACACATCAGGAGAAAAAGATACTTATAAGAGACAATTAACATTTTCAATCGTAAATACAAAATGAGTAAAGTAGTTAAATTAACAGAAAACGATTTGACCCATTTGGTCAACAGAGTACTTAAAGAACAAGACGAAGAACAAGCAAACTACATGTTTTTCAGTAATTTGAAACAAATTGCAAGACAATGTAAAATGTTACTAGAAATGGATGCTGAAATGATTGACCAAATTTTACTTGATGGTCATGATTGGGCTGATGACCACGTGACTGAAGCTAAGGTGAATATGGACCAAGTTTTCGATTTCATAATGAATGAAAAAAGAAAAATGGAACAATATGTTGACTATGAAGATATGAATGAAGGTCGAAAGAAAACAGGGACTAAACTTTGCGCTAGAGGGAAGTCAGCGGCTAAATCAAAATTCAAGGTCTACCCTAGTGCTTATGCGAACGGGTACGCGGTTCAAGTATGTAAGGGTAAAATGCCAGGCTTAGATGGGAAGAAACATTGCTCGGGAGCATATTGTTAAAAAATAAACAGGGAATCTTAAGGTTCCCTTTTTTTTTGTCAATCAATTTTCATACTTTTGTATAGTTATTATATCCCACAAAAGACATGAAAAAATTCTTCAAAAAACTTTGGATTAAGATTTTTCTTAAAGTACTCAATAGAGTAACCCCTACAATCGAATTTGACGATAATGAAAAAACTTCAGCGTCTATCTGTCGTAAACTTATTAATCACCAAGATTCCAAGTTTTTGATTGCGCCATTATCTCAAAAAAGATATATTAAAAATGAGACTCTTCAGATGTTTGTAGTACTACAAGACGATAGAATCAATATCACGAATCATATCTATAATTATGACATCACAGTACCGTCTCAAATGACTCAGAAATTGAATCGTATGTTCGACAACAAGGTGGAAGAAGCTCGATTAAAATTTGAAAAAGAAATGCATAGTCAGGTAAGACATTCTCTAAAAAAAATCTTGGAAAAACTTATCTAAAATTTTCTTGTAATACTTTTGAGATTAAATCCCTTAATGTTTCATTTTGGGATTTTTTTGGTTTATAACTTGTCATAGTTGGAGAATTTCCTGTACCTGTCTTTGGGTTTGCCTTTTCAGCTTTCCTTTTTTGTGAACACGCTGATTTTTTCTGAGAGTCTGTCATTTTGGATGCTACACCCGCGGCTCTACATTTTGGATATCCTTTACTATCCGCTTCAGGTCTGCCACATGGAGGATGTCCTCCTCCTTCCTTTTTTCTACAAATGTTAACCCATGGACCTTTAGGTTGTTTGGACCCTTTTGGTTTTTTCTTTGTACCGAACCAAACTGCTAAGTCTTCTTTTACCAACTTTTCTTTCAACGGTTCTCCACTCATAGTTGGATTTATTGCTGACCCATCCTCATCATTTTGGCCCATATAAGATTTTTTCTTTTGCATATTAATTTTACTCATTAATTTGGTTCGGTTTTCAATTTTTTCCCTGTCTTCAGGTGATTCAGTAAAATCTCCATCCGCCTCTTGATAGGCAAGTTGTGCATTCGTATATTTGTAAACTGGCTCTGTGAAAGGACCAACTTGGTTATCTTTCCAAATTTGTGGTCCAAGTACAAGTGGGCCTGAATAAGATCCAGTTAAACCAGCTCCACTTACCTCTTTAATTATTTTTCTTATAACATCTTTCACAATAATAAATATACACTTTAATCAAAATTATGGAACAAAAACAACCTATTGGATTACTTTTTGGAAGTGTTGGGTATTACAGTCCTGATGACATTAATTCTATCTGTGACGATATGAATTTAGAACAAGCATATTTTATGATAATAAAATCTTTGGAATATTCTCACAATTCTAATATCTTTACACTTCAAGAATCGGAGTTAGTTTCAAAGTCACTTAGATTATTAAACAATCATTTCACAACTGAAAAACCATGAAAAAATTCTTGATTTTATTTTGTCTACAATTTTTATTTTTTATCAACTCATATTCACAAGTTAGAGGAATTCCTTTGAATGTTATTAGTTTAGGAAATGACGTTGAATTGTTCGAATCAAAATTAACTCCGTCAGCAAAAAAAATGTATGACGAAGTTATTTCAAAATATCTTGGAGATATTCAATCTTATGAAATTGAAGTCCCCGATTCATTTTATGACTTTACAGTTGGACTAAAACCAAGGAAGTATTTATACGTGTCAAAAGAGAAACGCAAAGATTCACCCGAAAAAACAGAGATTTACGAAAAGATGGATACATCTGAAACAAAATACAAAAAAATCACCCTCTTCTATTTCACAAATGAAAATGAAAAATATGAATGTTTAGAATTTTTCTTATTTCCTCATTGAAATTTCAGGTAATTTGATTATTAGTCTTCTGTTTGGTGCAGTCTTACTGCTGTCTTTTACTTCAGGCCACTTCAAATCAGGTGCAAACTTATCAGTTTGCCCTATCGGATTTGGTATAAACTTCAATGTCGTATTACCAGTTTCTCTTTTCAATCTGTCAATAATTGCTTGTGCTCTACGTTTGGACAATTCCATGTTATATTGTTCTTTTGTAGCAGGATCACTATCAATTGATGCCGAGGTTGTCACTGTAACATCTCCACTTACATTACTATAGAACTTTTTAATGTTTTCAATGAATTCTTTGAAACTTGTTTCAGCCTCAGGTGTCAAATCTGTTTTGTCAAACTCAAACGGACTTTCAATGTCAAAGGTTTTAGTAATGTTTTCTGGTTCAATAATTTCCGGTTCTGGTTCTCTTCCAGGAGTACCTTTTTCAATATCTCTTAATTGAATAATAAAATTATCTGTATAATTTTTCATAAATGTGACAACATTTCCCTCTCTTTCTTTTATTTCCACTTGATCTGGAAATATCATACTACCACCATAAAAAGAACCATAAAAAGTTATTGCCGCATAGACAGGAACATTTTCTCCTGTATCAAAGTAACAAAATGGAATTGGAGTTGTAACCTGTTCGATAGGGCCAATCGGATTATATCTTGCCATCCTTCGTCCTACGTCAATACCATTTTGAGTAAGTTCTGTAGGTACAATTTTGAATTTACCGCTTGGGCTTGGATTGTTCTTTTTTTGAATTACTCCGCTAATTTCTAAGTCAGTAGGAATTTGGATTAAGTCCTCTGGAGTAACTCTTGCAAAATATTTATCACCTTGTTTTAGAATATAATTTACAAAGCCTAAGTTCCAAACTTCTACATTAGTTTGTTCCGACATCAAGTAAAGATTCTTTGTTGCAGATTCATGAAGAGATAAAATTCTATTTCTTTCGTCGTTTGATATTTCCCAAGTTTGCTTAATCATAGTACACAATTTATTATAAATATCAGGATAAAAAAAAAGGGACAATTTCTTGTCCCTTTTTACCATATCGAAATTTCGATTATCTCAATTCTCTCAAGTCGAATGTTCTAACTCCATCAACTGTGATTCTACCGTAGAATCTGTTATTAACCATTTTCTTAGCGTATCTAGTCATGATACCTTTGATTGGTGTAAAGTTGAATGGATTGTACATTGTAGGAGTTAATTGTAGAGGTACATACGGTGCGTAGATGTAACCAGTGTCCAATAGAGAAGTTCCTTTGTGACCCATCAATACTTGGTTTGGTGGGAAGTAAGGGTCTCTATACACTTGATAACGACCTGCTAATGTACCAACTCTTTCAATACCCATGTTGTACTGATCCTGCTCAGGAGCTGCGTTTGATACGTGGAAGTATTCCAAGTCATCAAAGATAGCACTGATTTCAGAAGAAACAACGATCCAGTTAGCTCCACCTCTTAATGTAGATTTGTGGATTTGTGCTGAAATTTGGTTGATTGCGGTGATAAGAGTTTGGTTCCAATCTTTCTGAGTATAAGGAACTGCGTTAGATCCTAATCTCTTCCATCCATTGTAATCCCATCTTAAGTTCCAAGCTGCTCCTTTTCTAAGGTCTCTCAAGATTTCTCTATCGATTTCAGCTGCAACTTGCTCAGATAACAATGCAGTTAATTCAGCTTCAGCGTCGATGTTGTGGAATGCCGCAACGTCCTGAGCCATTTCTGGAGACCACTGTGCTCTTAATTTTCTTTCAGTTACAGAAACTGTTACTGACATAAGGTCGAATGAAACTTCACCAATCTTATCTTCAAATTCCAAGTTCTTATAGATTCTATAAGTAGCTGTGAATGCGTTGTCAGCCGCCGCAGTAGATGCGAATGTTGAACCTGTGTAACCATCTAATGAACCACCACAAGTGATACATACTGGTACTTGAAGGTCAACTTCTAAGTAGATTTTACCTTCCGCATCACAAAGGTTGTCATACTGACCACCATCTGTCTTACTGTTAGGGAATACCAACGTAGCGTTGTTGTTACCATACTGAACGATACCTTTACCATATCTCTGAGTTACAACTCTGAACAAGTAAGGGTTAGAAGTGTTTGCAGAAGTGTAAGCGTTTCCAGCAACACCATATACGGTCAAATCAGATAAGAAAGCTTCGTTATCCATTGGTTGACCATCAGGACCGATTAACTTACCAGCTCCATCAGACGCGAAACCTGACATAACTATCAATACCTTTCTGTAGTTATCCAAAGTGTAAGCAGAAGGTACCAAGTTGTCTGCTAACCATGCTACAGTTCCAACCTGTGCAGTGATTGCAGAATATTGTCCTTTAGAATAATCGAACAATCCTGGAGGATCCAAAGCTGGTTCGTTACCTTCATAGAATCTGTCGTAAAGGTCCTTAGTGTTATTGTAGTCATAACCACTGTTTGGAGTTTGACCATTCGCAGCGTTTGGTGAACCATAAGGTGCGTAGTGCTCAGTAGTACCTGGTTGGTAAGACTGAATGTTAGGTACGAAGTAGAATAATTTACCGATAGGTAAGTTCATAGCTTGTACTGAAACGATATCGTTTGCTAATAATTTAGAGAAAACTCTTCTTACGATAGGGAAAACAACTGTTTCAAATGCACCTGTGTCAGATGTAGATGATGCTTCGTTAATTAAGTGAGAAGCTTGGTTTTCATAAAGTTGAGCTACGTTCTCTCTCATGTGACCTTTAAGACCCTCAAGGAATCCTAACTTGTCCCATTTGTTGATTGTGTCTTCTTTGATAACTTTAAGGTGCTTAAGACCGATGTTACCTACAAGACCTGATTCTAATAATGCTCCCATTTTTAGTATTTTGTTTTGTTTGTTTTTATTTGTTTATTTAATTTTTATTACCCAATTTTACTCATCAAATCTTTCATTCTTAAGAATTGAGGATTCTCATAAGTTTTTGATTCAATTAGGGTAGTTGATGAACCTGTAGAAACACTCTTATTTAATTTAGTTTCTACTGACTCATTAATTGGTGTACTTTCAGTTTTAGACAATTCGTCTTTAATCGACTTATAAAGATTTTTAGATTCTTTCAAAGTATCTACATTATCAAATCTTCTAAGAATATTAATTTTTTCTTTTTTAGTAGTCGAATGTTCAGTGAATAATCTTGTAGCGTATGCCAAGTTTGAATTGAAGATAGCAACTTCATTAAGTTTTTCTCTGAAAACATTTAATGCTTTTCTGTATTCTTCATTTTTCTCTCTTAACGTTGCAACTTCTGATTCTGAGGATTCAACTTTTACTCCGTTTTTACCATAAACATAATTTCTGTTGTTAGTAATACCTTTTCTAAGTCCTCTTCCTTCTTTTGAACCCATTCCATAAGTTCTAGCAGCTTCTTTAGTTTCCTTTTTTTCAAAACCTGCGTCATCTCTACGAGCCTTAGTAGTTTTAAGATCTTTTGAAGCGATTTTACCATGCTTCATAGCCAATCTTTCATCCTCTTTGTCTTTGTATCCTTGACCTTCTTTTGTTTCTGCCTTAACAACCTTGGATTTTTGTTCCATATTTTCACCTTTCTTGTATTCGAATTTCGGTTTACCAGTACCAACTGATTTTGGTCCTTCTTTCTTCTTCTCATCGAATCCGCCTTTAGCTTTATCTTTGTAAGTGAATTTAGGTCCAGACCCAATTCCAACACCTTTAGGTTTTACTGTCGATTTTGCCTCTCTAACAGCTCTTCTATGGTTGTAAGATTCGTCCAAATCTTCTTCTTCCATCATGTCGTCATCTTCTTGCTCCATCATGTCTTCGTCTTCTTCCATCATGTCTTCGTCTTCTTCCATCATCTCGTCATCTCCTTCGTACATTTCTTCTTCTTCGTCGAATTCAATTTCGTACATAACTTCTTCTTGGTCCATGTCAAAATCTTCAACATCTCCGTCTTTTGAGAAAATAGCATTGATTACATCTTCTGTATCAACATCCATTTCATCGATTTCATCTACGTGCATAGTTTCATCTAATTCTTCCTCTTCCTCGGACTCACCAAGCTTAACTAAATATTCTGAGTCAGTGTCAGTATCGCTTAAGTGAATATCTTCACCGTCTTTTTTAACGATGATACCATCTTCTTCACCCATAGCCTTGAACACCTTAAGAATTTCTTCGTCTGAAGCGTCAGTTAAATCTATTGGACTTTCTTCTGAATCCATATCCATGTCCATATCAAATTCCATGTCCATTTCCATATCATCATCATTATCAACAGGCATATCGGTATCGATATCTGTATCTAATTCAATCTCATCTTCCATATCTTGCTCTGACAGAGATTCTTTTACTAATTGGTTGATTTCTTCCTTCATAGTTGAAGCAAGTATTCCTTTTGCATTCTGGGCGATTGCTTCTTCAACATTTCTCATTTGAATTAACGCCTCTTGTACTAAGTTTTTATTTTCTTGCATAGAAAAAAATTGTTTATTTTAACATATAAATAGTGTCAAAACTAAAAAAATTCATTTTACGATATCCCCAAAATAAAAAAAGTGGTCGATTGACCACTTTATTTGTTTCAGTTTGATTATTGATTACTCAATTACTTCGTCGATTTTACTTTCAGATACTGCAGTGATTCTCCAATCATGAGTGAATCCTTCGTATTTTTTAGTCACTTTAGCTTCCACATCTGTGACAGAGTAACCTTTAACAAGTTTCTCTTCTCTAACTTTTTTAATCTTACCTGTGTTTTCATCAGGGAAATCATACTGAATTTTTGCTACAAAATATTTTTCGTCCATAATTTTATTTTCCTAAAAAATCGTCTAATTTTCTCATTAAGTCAACCGACTTTCCAACATAGTCGTTATTTTGTTTAGATTTTATTTCTTCTTCTAAGTTTTCTTCGTACTTACTTCTATCGTCGGGATTAGAAAATAAATATGCTCCTGGTGTTGATGGAGAAGATACCAAGTCAAAACATATCAGTTCAAAATCATCTTGTACTTCATTTCTTTCTCCAACTTTTTTTAATGAACCAACACCTCTTGATGAAATACCTAAGGTTACTCCTTGTCTCATTAAGTTTGCCGCTTGGTCTCCTTTAGTTGAAACAATGCCTCTTTCATGAAACCCTGGAGATGTCAATAATTTGAGTTTTCCCATTAGTATATTTTTATCCCACCATATGTCTGTGATGATGTGAGATACTCTGTCTAAGTCAATTAATGACGACTCAGGGTGGTTTAATTCTGATGTGGATAAACCCTTAGAAATTGCTTGTTTATATCTTTCAGATTCTCTTTTCAAAATCCTTTCAGGATACGTTCTACCATTTCTATTAGGTGTGTCATATTTTTGAAGAACTGCATAAAACTCAAATGGATTTCTATAATCTAAATTGGCGGCTTCTTTTAGAACATCAATATTATGAGTGTCTTTGGGAGAAACCCAACCTGCATCCATTTCAATCAATATACCATGGCCAAGTTCGCTCGCTTCTAAAATTCTTAAATTTTTCATCTAATCTTTTAAGATAAATATACGGATTTGGATTGTTTGCTAGTTTTCGTCTTTTTTTGAAATTGAAAATTCAAAGTATTTGTTTTGAACTACGTTATTTTTATAGATGGATTTTACTATAGTTTTTATTGATTCTTTGAGTTCATCACACTTGAAATCCATTTCACGTTGGGTGTATAGATTAATTTCCAAATTAAAGAATGATTTTTTTCCTTTTGATATCCCACTTGTTCGAAGGTCCAAATCAACAATATTTTTTTCTTGAAAGATTTTACAATCTATCGATTCATAAACTGAATTTTTTATTTCTCGTCCCAAACCTGAGACAACTCGGTTCCAATTATCTAACTCTTCTTTTGGTGTAACCCACGATTGAATATTTATGTAAACTGATTTTAAGTTTTTGGAATCTACTGTCCCATACTGTGATTTTATGGGATTGAACAGGTTAAGTTTAACACTTTTTCCTTTTTTCATTAATAATGATATTATGTACGTTTATTAATGAAATTATATACATAATATGTATGATTGTCAAAATTTTTTTATATTTGTGGATATTTCTAATATATGATAATAATAAAAATAAATCAGGGTAATCCCCTTGAGAAGGCTCTCAAGACCCTAAAGTCAAAAGTAATCAAAACAAAACAAAATCAAATTTTATTTGATAGGAAACAATATACAAAAAAATCTGTACTTAGAAGAGCACAGATTTTGAAGGCAAAACATATTCAAAGTCTTAAAGACAAATCAAATTGATTCTTCCAAATTTTTTAATTTCAAAAAGTTTAATTGGTCGAATTTTTCAGATTTAATTTTGTCAATCGTTTCTGAAATTTTTGTTTTCATATCCTGTGAGTCTTCATTATTTTGAAGATTAGTTAGTTTGGATATTGTACTTTCTCTTAATGTTTCGAATTTTGTCTCCAAAGTTTTGGTATCTTCAGAAACTATTTGGAAAAATTCTTTTTTAGAATTTTCATCCAAAGTAAGTATGTAGTTATTAACTGTTTGGTTTGCCACCGCAACCATAGAACTAATTGGGATATTTATACTTTCCTTAATAGATTCTTTCGTTGATGTAATAACCTTTATAATACTTTTCTTCGCATTAACTCTTTCAAGTAAATCTACTCCTTGTGTATAAACTAAGGTATCAATATCGGAATATTTGTTTTCAGTTTTTTCGGAAAGTGTGATTGGAAGTTTAATACTTGACAAAACTTTGTTTAATAGACTAATCCCTTCTTCAATAAAATATTTTGCATCCTGTTCACTTAACCCTTGGGGTGAACTCAGTTGGTCATATATTGCGTATGCTTTAGACATAGCTTTATTACTCAAAACGTTGTGTTTGAATTCTCGCAAAGTCTTCTTGAATTCTACTTCATTTTTGTAGGATTCTAAGAGATTTTTTTCAATTAGGGATTTTACTATTCCGAAGGTCATGGTGTCTTTTTCAAATAAATATTATGAATTTAATAACTTATCTAACTCTTTTGAAATTTCTCCCAAAGAATCTTGTGCCTGACCCAAATTTATTATCTGTGAACCTTCGATTAAATTGTTTTCCACTAAAATATTGAGGTCTTTTTTCCTTGATTCCGGTGTTACTTCAGCTGGTGGAGCTTCTTCAGCGCCACCTGCCGGTGGTAATTCAGGTTCAGGAATCTCTCCTCCTCCACCGAATGATGGTGGTGGTCCCAATTCTTCTCCACCATCCGTAGTTGTCGCGGCACCAGCCGTCGGAGTTGCGCCTGTTTGACTACCATACAATTTGTCGATATTATCAAACAAACCTGTTTTGGTTATCACAGTTGGAGTTGCTTTAAGTTCTTCACCAACCGCTCTTTCAATTCTTTGTTGTTGTAAGTCTAAACGAACTTCGTCATCAGACCATCCAAATATGTGTTTCTTAGCCCATGTAGATGAAGTTGCCTGTATTCCATTTCCTGGATCTGCAACCAAATCTTTATACAACAATACTTTTTCTTTCCAAACATCAATCTTCAACAAATCCGCTTGAGTTGATGGGTTTGTTAATCCAAGTGTAAAGTTTGATAATTCATCTTCAAACCCCAATAAAAATAAATGTACAATGGCAATCTTATTCAGTTCCGCCAACATACTTTTTTGGATTCTATTAATTGTACGAGCAAATCTAATGTCTTGTAACGCCAAGTTTTTACCATCACCTACCACTTCTTCAAAACCCAAGAACGCTTTTGGTACTCGTAATGCAGTTAATAACTTCTTTTGAATATATTCAATATCGGCAATTTCAGACAAGTTAGTTGCTCCAGGTAATGTAGTAATTGGATCTGGTGCTGCCGGATCACGAACAGGAATAAAGAAATCTTGGTCAACAGCCATTTGATTGAATCTCATGTCTACGTTTCCTGTCTTACTATCTACAACTTGTTCTCTTTTGAATTTGTTTGCAACACGCTGTACATACGCTTCTACATCATCATCATTCATGTTACCGACAAAGACCTTAAATAACTTTCTTTCGGGTGCTCTTGATGTTCGATAAATCAACATAGCGTCTTCACAAAGTAATAATTGTTTCCAAATACGTCTAGCCTTTTCTAACATAGACGTTCCATAAGGAAGTTTTCTATCATCGCCTAATAATCTGAAGTGAGCAATTTCCCATGATTGGAATTCCATATTCTTATTCTTCCAAGTAAAGTGTAATGCTTTCTTGTCTTTATCAACTTCATTTTTTACATCGACAGATATTTTACCACTTGCTCCAACTTCATGTCTTTCGATTTCTATAGTTGGTAATTGTTGACATCCAACAATACCTTTCTCAGGATCTAATTTAAGATACACGAAATTGTCACCATATTTACAGGTATTCCGTGTCCACATTGGAAGGTTGGTATTAACATCTAAAGCATTGTTAAACAAATCCGCTAATACCCCTTTTATTCTTTTTGATTCAGAATAAATTTGTAGAATAAATCCATCTTCATTTGTTGTGGTGGATTCTTCGGCATAAATGTCTAACGCCGCAGAAATCTCAGGAGTATATTCCATCGACTCATAATCGTATTGAGCAGATAACCTTGTTGGTTCATAGTAAATCGCCTGAGAATAAAGATTGTTTTCTACCTTAGCCCATTGATTGGTAAGGTAATATGTTTGTTGTGCTTGGAGTTTTTCTTTTTCGTATTCTTCTCTACTTTTGGTTCGCAGAAGTTCCTTTTTATCAAACTTGAATGTCGGATAGTCTTGATTGAGAAGTGAATTAGGTCCAAATGTTTGTGACAATCTTTGCCAAACTGTCATATTTTGTTCTGCCATACGTAATGTTACTATTTACCCTGATAATATAAATAGTTATTTAGCGCCAAATAACCAACCATATTTTTGATAATCTGCTTTACTGGCGCCATTATTATTTAGGCTTGGGTCTCTATTCATTTGAGGTACCATTGGATTAAAAAATTCTGAAGAATTTTTATTCTCATTCACAACTGATGCCCATGAATTCAACATTGCCTTAGTATGATTAACAACTTTTGCTAATGATTGAAATGATTTTTCCGCAATATAAATTGCCATCGATAATCCCATAATACAGTCATCATGTTGACCCTTTTGGTGATCTGGTCTTCCATTTATATAGACGAAGGTATTCATCTCGTTGTATGTTCTATGAGAATATATTTTGAATCCATGTCTAACACCTTCTTCAAATGCGGCAATAATCTGAACTCGTTTTGTATTAAAATTGATTCCAGGGATTTTGTCATTAATTTTCGGATCCCATTTCCACTTATTAGATGTATCAACCCCATCAACATAAAGGCCTGGTTGGTATTGTAATTCTTGCATTTTTCTTGCGGTAGATACTCCCATACCACCAGTGATATCAATTACACAAAATGCGTTATACATCGTTCCCCACTTGTAAGCAATTTCCGCCAACACATCAGGAGGAACTTTCCCAACATATTCTAAAACTTGTTCCCTTTCATCAAAATCTATAATTTGTATGGATGAAAAATCTTCTGAATCCCCACGAGAAACGTCAACACCCATTACATACTTGTGGCCATTTACAGGTTCCTTGAAAATCCATAAGGCATTACCCATAAGTTTTGCTTGAGGGTCTCTTAACTGATTTTTTGCAATATTCTGCATTAAATCCGAATCAAATACGTTATCTCCTGAACCCAAGAAATTACATTCCAATTCTTGGGCAACTTTACGTCTATCGTATTTAAGTTTTTTTACCATCCCCTCAAACCATGATGAACAAGGTTTGTATCCCTTGTCAATATAATCTGTAACTATACCGTGGTCTCTTTCATATGGATTATCAGTTGCCAAATCAATAACCGTATCTATTGGATAATCTTCTCTATTTAGTAGATAGTGTACTAAATCACTTGTTTTAACCACATACAAATCTTTAGTATATCTCGGGTCTCTGTACCAAAACATTTCAGAGATTTTGAAGTCGTTCATACCTCTTAATGCTTGGTCGTAGATTTCATAATAAATTGGGTCGTATCCATTTGGTGTTGAAACCACAATAACTTTACCACCCGTTGATAGTGAAGCCATACAAGCTGACCAGAAATCTCCGTCAGCCTCGATAAAGGCAGCTTCGTCAAAAATAAGAATAGTAGGAGTATAACCTCTCAACGCATCTTTCGAAGTTGCAACGGCTTTGACTTCACATCCATTATTAAGTTTGAAATGTCTTTGAGAATTTTTTTCGGCGGAAAACCCAATACCAACCCATGCTGGCCATTGTTCAATAAAACCTCTAATTTTATTTGCCATTTCAACAGAAGTATCCAACTTGTTGGCAATGATTAGAATTTTCTCAGGTTTTTCTTTTCTCGCGAAGGCTAATTTTTTTGAAGACCAAGCTGCAGTTACGGTTGATACACCTGCTTGTCTATACTTGAGGGCGATATTTTCGTTATATTTTTCGTAATCTTCAAGTAGTGAAACTTGGTCAGGAAAAAGTTCTAATGGGACATATTTTGATACCGTATTATCGTATGTCTGTAAATAAGTACGAAGTGCATAAGGGGTATTCCTCATACACTTCGTATATTCTATTATTAATTGTTCTTTGTTCACACAGTTAAATCATATTCTGATTTATGGTCTTGGAATTCCCAAATCTCTATAAAGTTGGTCCAAATCATCATCTTCATCTTCGATACCTTCTTCTCCTTTGAAATCATCATACTCACTCTTTGACTGTTGAGCTTGTTTCATAATTTCTTTGAATTTTGCAGTTGCCTTTCTTACTTTTGATTCATCTTCAGAAATTGCATTACCAATTATATCTAAAAATTCTTTAGCTTCTGTCTTGTAAAGAATTGAGTAAAACCAAGGTACTAATCCTTTGTTCACATCGTCAAACATTTCGTCAGGTAATGCAAACCTTAATTTTTCAACAATTTCAGGACCAATTCTAAGTTGCATCGGTTCATTCGATAACACGTCTGTGTAAGATCTCACTTGTTGAGACATAACAGGATCTTCAGGTAATCCGTGTCTTGCAATAGATTCCTCTAATCCTTTAATTATTTCATGACACAAAATTGGGAATATCAACCCTTCCGCAACAATTTTTGTATCAGGTTCATCTTCACCTTCTCCACCCTCGTCTTCGTCTTCATCTTTATTTTCTAACTTAACTTTTCCGGCGACGCCATTTCCTGTTTGAGACATCATTTCAATCATTTGTTCCATTGAAAAATACATGAAATCATTGATTGACATAATTTTCAAATAAGCGGGATATAATTGTGGGTCAATTTCATCTAACCTTTCTTTAATTTCAGGTTTTTGAAAAATATAATGTCCCTTTTTTGCCGCTCCTTGAACAAGAGCGTTAATCATATTTCTTTTATGAATTTCCAATTCCATTACTTCTTCATCAGTTAAATCTTCAACATCAAAAGAAGGAATTTCAGGGGATTCTTCATCTTCCTTTTTCTTTGGTTTAGTTGCTTGCATTCTGAAGTCCGAAATATTAATAGGGGATCTATTCAATAATGCCTCAATTGTAAACCAATCAGCAGGAACTTGAGTTTCTTCTAAACATGCATCAATTGCAAGTTGTTCTAATTCTTCTCTATGTCTTCCTTCAATTCTTGTTATTCCAGGAACTTTACTCATCATTTCTTGAAAAAGCATTCCTTGAACTTGTTGGGAACTAAGGTCCTGTACTCCAGTCACTTGTTTCAACTTATCGGCAACTTTCCCGAATCTTGAACTTACCAATCTTTGAACATCTGCAGCCCCCTTTCTCATTGCAGGATTAGTTGCGTACAAACTTTCAGGACTTCCCAATTTTCGTTCTAATCTTGGGTCCATTCTTTCGGGCCTATCCCCGTAATTTATTTGTTCTTTAATCTTCGCCATTTTACTTATTTCAATAAATTTAAGATAACATCAATTACTTCTTGTTTAGCATCTTCAGGAGATATTCTTCCTGCTTTCGGGTCAATTTGTTCTCCTGGTCTCGGATTTTTTCCGGGATGTGCAGGTCTTGTTCTTGGTTTCGTGTCAGGTTTAGTAATTGGTTTAGTTGGTGCAGTAGTTGGTTCACCAGCCTTTGGGTCTATTTGCTCTCCTGGTCTTGGGTTTTTACCTGGATGTGAAGGTCTTGTTGTTGGTTTGGTGTCAGGTTTGGTTATAGGTTTTGTTGGAGCTTCGGTTGGAGCTTCAGACAAATATTTCAATAAGTCACCTTTTGTAATTCTAGGAGGTAAGTTTCTTTCCACAATTTTTGTAATTTCTGATTCAATAAACAAAGATACAGGATTTTTTCCTTCTTCCAACTGTTTTTTCACAGATTTTACGCATCTTTCGAATTTTCTGGTTCTCTTTGGTCCAACTTGAGAATGACAAATAGCCCATGGGTTTGGTTTGTTTTTCTCTTCAGACATTCCCATCATTTTTCTATTGTCATCGGAATCATCATCCATTCCGTCAGGAGCCATATCATTCGCGTCATGAGGAGCTTCTTGGCCAGTTAAATCTTGTAAGGCTGTCGCCCCCAAAGCATTTTGGTCAGTAACATCATCTGTTTCATCTTCATCGAGTTCTTTTTCGTATACTTGAAAAGGCTTTTTCTCACTCTTTAATTTAGTTATTGTTGCAGTATCTGTTTTAGATACGTTAATCTGTTCGTTAACTAATTTTTTATGAAGAGTATTGATTTGGGATTCTGTTAATTTACCAACCGTTTTTGCGGATAACCCTTTATCAATTAATTCGAGTGCTTTTTTATTAACTTTCATAAACTACTTTTTTTTCGAATTCTAATATCAAATCTCTTTCGTAGAGTTTGTCTTTTATTTGTTGTTCGGACATTCCAAATCTAAAAACCATTCTTTTATGATTTCCATATTCTTCTGTTTCCCAGGCTAATGCAACCACATCGTCGATTGCATCTTCCATAGAAAAAAAATCGGAGTTCTGAATCAATTCCAATTTTACATCAGTATTTCTCAGAACTCCTACTTTTTTAATATGATGTAATTCAGGAGGACTTGGATAACCGTTAGCCGGTCTACTTTCCCAAGAATCTCCCCAAACATCAAGATTATCAGAGAAAATGAATTCGTAAAGATTGTCTCCCTTATAGTTGGGTCCTAAACCATTTACGTATATCAAATAACTCATACTAATAATCCTTCAGGTGATATTTTAACTTGTTTACCTTTATTTTCAAATACTAAATTTTTCTTGTTTGTAACTCCAACAATTTTCGCCGTAGAGTTTTCTTCTAAGAATTTTTTAGCGGATAATTCTTGTTCTACAGTTTCACTAAGTCTTATAACTTCTTGCATCTGCTTTTTTGGTGAACGTTTTTCTTTACTTTCAAGAATTTCCTTCTTTG